TTACATGGAGATCAGGCCATGAGCCTGCAAAGCGGCCAATATCGCGGCAATTGCGCCACGACTCTCGCTATCGACGGTCGTTCCACCGGTTGGCCCGGTGATCGCGGGCTGGCGCGCGCCGAAAATTTGCTGGCCGGCGACATAAAATCCTTCGCTGCGCACCGCATCATCCCGCCATGCCGTACCGTCATGCGCCATCGCATGGCCGCGATCCGCCACCGCCAGCCGCAATCCGGCCTTCGGCGCAACGAAGCGCCAGCCCCCATCCGTCCAGCCAGCGACATGCTCCTGCCGCCCGGCCCAGGCGCCGCTCGCCCCCGCCGCCACGATCCAGCATTGCCCGGCAACCGGTGCCATCGGGGGCACCGCCAGGTCGGCGCTTTCCGCCACCCCGTGCAGCAGCATGTCGATCCGCGCCAGCGCCTCATTATGCATGATTTCCTTCTGCGCCTGCCCGGCATGGAGCAGCGGCAGCGCCCAGCGATCGCTCGTCTCGTTCATCATCCTCGCCTCCTCACAGCAGCATCTCGATCATCCCCGGCCGCCCCAGCGCCCGCGTGCCGACCTGCCGCACGTCCATGCTCAGCGGCCCGCTCACGCCATCCATCGCGATCATCGCCGCAGCATAGGTCCAGCCCGGTTCCGTCACCTCCGCCCGCCGCACCAGCCGATCGCCCTCCAGCACCCGCAGCTCATAGCGCTCTTTTTCCTCGGCCAATGGCACCTCGCCACCGCTGGTCCAGCGCCATCCCGCCCGGCTGCGCCGGGTCCAGCCGATCCGCCATCCACCCGCCCCGTCCGGCGCCGCGTTCAGATGCACCGGCGCCGGCGGCACCAGCGCCACGCCGCTGATCATGACTGCCGCCGTCGCGGGTTCCACATCGCCGATGCCGATCGCCAGCAGCCGCATCGCCGCGCCGATATCCCCCTCCATCCCCGCCACCGCCAGCGGATCGACCAGCCGATCCGCCTCGATCAGCAGGAAGGGCGTGCCGGCACCCTGCCCCGCCATCGCCCATTCCGTGCCGCGCAGCCCGCGCCGCAGCGCCTCCAGCCGATAACTGGCCGGCCCGGTCCGCACTGCCCGGCCGAACTGGATCAGTTCCTGCCCCACCAGGCACAGATTGCGCCCCTGCGCTAACGCCGCGCCATCCGCGCTCGCCAGTTCCATATCCTCCGCCAGCAATGTCACCGACAGGCTGTTCACCATGTCGAGCAGCAGCGTGCTGCCCGGCGGCAAGGCGGCATCGATCTGCCCCATCACCGCCCGCGGCGCCGTCCGCCCGATCGGCTCGGCGGTCCCGCCCGCATCCAGCGCATAGAGCGCCGCGCTGCGCCAGCCCGGCCCGCCGCTCGCCGCCGCCACCAGTTGCGGCCCGTTCGCCACCCCGTCGGTCAGGCGCGGCAGGTCCGCCAGCATCAGCCGGGTGGGGCCATGCGGCGCATCCACCTGCCGCACGATCTGGCCCGACGACACGCTGCCCGGCGCGCTCCCGCCCGTCCCCGCCAGCCGCCGCAGCGCCAGCCGCACCGCCATCGCCTCCCATTCCCGTTCCTCGATCCGCCACAGCCCCGGCGCATCGGCCAGCGCCACGATCATTCCCGGCTCCAGCACCAGTGCCCGCCAGTCGCCGCGCACCGTCATCCGGTCGCGCCCGGCCCAGATGCCGTCCAGCCTTTGCCGCGCCAGCGATCGCGCGGCGCCACCGCTCAGCACCGCCGGCAGTTCGATCCCGCGCTCGATCCGCCCCGGCCCCGGCCGCGTCACCCGCTGCACCCCGGCCTGATAGTCGCGCGCCGGATCATGATGCCGCACCGACAGCGCCAGCGCGACGCTGTCCGCGCCCGCGCCGGATCGCTCGACCGGATCGATCGCCCGGCCATTGATCCGGCTGCACCGCGTCGCCGGGTCGAGCGACGCCACCGCCGGCCCGGCGTCCCCCGCCAGTTGCGCGCCCTCGCCGCACAGCCCCAGCCCATAGGCCTCGACCAGCGGCGCGATCGCTTCGGACAGGTCAGCCCCGCTCGCGGCGAAGCCCTCGACCTCTTCGGCCGCCGCGCCCCTCATCTGCCCCTCGCTCAGCGCGCCAACGATCGCATCGATCGTCACCGCGCCCGCATCCGCCTCCACCTCGAAGGTTAGCGATGGAATGCGATTGCCATAATCGGACAGCAGCAGATCCTCGAAAACTACATAGGCGATGCCGCGATGCGCCGGCGTCATGCCCGGTCCTTGCGCCGACGCGATCAGCGGATCGGGCGCCTGATCCTCGCCCCCGTCATGCAGGCGGAACGCCCCCAACTGCGTCTTGAAATCGCCCGCCGCCCCGCGCAGCAGATTGCCGTCGGCCCAAACCCGCCCGATCGATCGCACGCCGCGCGCCGACAGCGCCACCGCAAAACTCGCCGAATAGCTGTAGCTCGTGCTGCTCCCCTGCCCCTTGCCACCGCCGCTTTTCGTGCGGATCTCGCGCAGGTCGGTCGCCCAGATCACCGTGCCCGCCACCCGCATCCTGCCAAACAGCCGGGGCATCTGCGTGCCATAGCTCGACGTCTGCAACTGCAGGTCGCTCAGCCGCGCACCTTCCCGCCCCTTCGCCTTGAACAGCACTTCCCGGTCCAGCACATTGCCGATCAGCCCGCCGATCGCGCCGCCGATCGGCCCGCCCAGCGCCGTCCCCACCGCGGTCAGCACCATCGTCGCCATAGCTCTCCCTCCCCTTCACGCCCGCCAGATACGCAGCACCGGCCAGGGCGGCGCGCCCGGCGTCTCCACCACCCGTCGCAGCCCGGCATGGGCATGGACGAAGCCGCCCGGCACCAGGATCAGCAGATGTCGGTGCAGCGCGCCCGGCCGCACCAGCATCATGTCGCCCGCCGCCCCGGCCTTCACCGGCCGCAAACCCGCCGCCTGCGCCCAGTCGTCCGCCCGCCGGTCATCGCCAAAGCGCAGCCCATAATCGCCCGGCATCATCGGCGCATATCCCGCCGCCCGCATCGCCGCCCCGACCAGCCCGACACAGTCCAGCCCCAGCGCCGGATCGCGCCCCTGCAGCCGGAACGGCACGCCCACCAACGCGCGCGCCGCCGCCGCGATCGCTGCTCCACTCATCCGCCGGGATAGCGGGTCAACAGGTCGGTGCCCGGCAGATAGGGTTCGCCCCGGAAATTGACCGCATTGCCAAAGCGCGCCGCGCAACTCGCCAACTGCCGGTCGCACCCCTGCGTCAACAGCGCCAGCGTCCCCGGCTCCACGCCAAAGGGCGGCGGATCGGCCAGCCGCAGCGTGCCTGCATCATTGTCGACCACCGCCTGGACGATCCCGGCATTGGCGCCGGTCAGCCAGCGGATCATGCCATAGGCATAGATGCCCGGCTCCAGCCCGGCCGCATCCACCACCATGTCCGTCCCGCCCGTCACCGCCACGATCTGCCGCCGCCCGGCCATCGCCACCCGGCATTGCCGGTCGCCCAGCGTCGCGCGGCAGTCGGGCGATGTCGATGGCGCCACCGGCTCGGCCAGCATCGCCGCCGCCGCGCCCACCAGCTCGGCGCTGAACGTCCCGCCCTTGCGCGCCACCGCGCCGATCGTCCCGCGCGCCAGCAGCCGCCAAAGCGCGCCCGGCGCCTCCCACTGGGTCAGCCGCAATTCCAGCGCCGCCCCGTCCCAGCGCCCGGCCATCAGGTCCGCCTCGTTGATCGCATCGGCCACCAGCGCGCCGGCGACATCGCTGTCGCTGCCCTCCAGCCCGATGCTGCTGCGGATCGCCGATGGCGTCATCCCCGGCGCCGCGCGATAGCGCAGCCCGTCAATCTCCAGGTCGCGGTCATGGCTCGTCAGGCCGATCGCCACCCCGTCGCGCCGTTCCAGCCGCCAGCAAAAGGCCAGCGTGCAAAGCGCCTCCTCCAGTCCCCCGCTCATTCGCGTATCTCCACCAGCGGCACCGACACTGCTTCCCCGGCAGCGAAGGTCGCCCGATTAATCTCCAGCCGATCCTCGGCAAAGCGCACCGGCACGTCGAAACGATAGCCGGAAGTGATCAGCGCGCCCTCGCCCGGCGCCGCATCGAATGCGATCACCCCCAGCCCGACATGCTGCCAGCCATCGGCCTGCTCCACCCCGTCGATCGCCACCCGGATCGTGCCCGCCACCGGCCGGGTAATACGCCGCGCCTGCGCATCCGCGCCGCCGCCATAATGACGCATCAACGGAAAGTCGGTCGTCACCCCGTCGCCGCTGCCCAGCCGCTGGTCCAGCGGCCCCGGCGCCATGCCCGGCGGCCCGCTCCGGTCGTCATAGGGATCGGTGAAGCGAAAGCCGCGCGCCGCCCCGCGCCTTGCCCGGAAGAGGGCGATCAGGTCGGCAATGTCCGCGTCGGACCGCACCCCTGGCCCGGCGTCGAAGGACAGGCGCGCGTCGGCCCAGTCGCTGCTGCGCCGCTCATGGCCCGATGGGCTTTCGGCCACCTGCGTCGAAAAGGCCGGCGCCACGCTCGCCTCCCGCCCGATCGCGATCGGAAAGCGCACATCGTCAAAGGCCTGCATCGCATCCTCCCCATCCAGTCTGAAACAGGTAAAGCCGTCGCGCGCGACCTGGGGCAGCGCCCAGATATAGGTCGCCGCCGTGCCGCGCCCGACCGACGCCTGCGCCGCGGCCGCGATCGCGCGCCACTGGTCGGCCTGCTCGGGCAACAGCACGAAGCCGGAAAAATAATGCTGCTCGGTGACCGGATAGCCCAGCCGCGCGGTCGCCATCTCGACGCCCCGCTCGGTCATCCGCGGCCGCCCCTGCGTCACCCAGTCATAATCTTCCAGTTGCAGCACATCGAACGCCGGCGCCGCCCAGCCGACCGGCATGTTCGCCCGCTTGGCTTCCGGCGCCAGCGGGTCCAGCACGGTCGGCAGATAGGCCAGAAGATGCGTCACCGCGTCCGGCGCCAATGCCCGGACCGCCGCGCACAGCGTCGCCGTCGATGCCGCCAGCACCGCCCCGGCAGCATCCAGCAGATCGCATTGCGCCGCGCTCAGTGCGCCACGCACATCCGCAATCGACACCGGGCTCCCGTCCAGCGCCAGCCGCGCCGCATCGTCATAGATGCAGATCCGCCCATCCCCCGGCATCACCCACCACCAGGGTTCGCCGACCTGAAACAGGATCGGAATCTCCGCGTCCAGGCCAATGGAAACAAAGGCGCCCGCCACCGCCTGCAAATAGCCCATCGCCCCGCCATGGGCCGGCGACAGCAGGGTCGATGGCGGCGACCAGCCGGTCAGCGCCGGGTCGCCATTTTCCGCCCTCTGCTTCCAGTCGTTCCAGCAATGGGCGTCGAACAATTCATAGGATAGCGACCAGATGATCCCCAACCCCATCGCCTTCGCCCGCCGCGCAAAGTCCGCATGCCAGGCGGCACAGGGGGTATTGAGCACCCCGCCGGCCAGGCTGATATAGAGCCCCTCGCCCAGCCGCTCGAGCCGGAAATAATGGCTCATCCCGACATAATGGTTGATCGCCCCGCGATAGCCCAGCGCATGGATCGCCGCGACCAGCCGCTCGGGCGTCTGGTTGAAACTATCGTCATAGCCTGTCGCCATCGACAGCCCATGTTCCGGCAGCATGACGTCACCCGCCGCCAGCACCGATCCCGCCCCGTCGCAGGCGATGTCGCTCAGTTCCGCCCAGCCCTCGACCGGCGCGGCAAAGCCGATATCGCCCGCATCATAAGCGGGCGGCACCAGCGATATGAACATCCGGTCGACATCGCCGGCCCAGACCGGATCGCTATCGTCGGGCAGCCGAAACCCGCCCTCCAGCGCAGCGAAATCCAGCACGATGTCCGCATCTTCCGGCCCGCCGCTGGCATAGTTCCACAGCCGCACATACCAGGCGCGCGGGGCACCATCCGCATCGCGCCCCTCGATCGTCAGCGTCGGCCCGTGCGTCTCGTCCAGCCGCCGCAGCCCGCCGCTGCGCCAGCGAAAGCGCAGCACGCACTGCCGGAAATCCCGCGCCGTCTCATAGGCCAGCAGCGGATGGCTCCACTGGTCCGCCGCGTCCCAGATCAGCCCCGCCAGATCGCCGGAGCCATAGAAGACCGCATCCACCCGCAGGCCCTGTCCTGAGCCTGTCGAAGGGGCGTCAGGCCCGGTCGTCACCACGCTCGCCATCATCGGCCGGGGAAAATTCACCGTCCACCACATCGGATCGAACCGCTTGATGAAGCGGCTCTCCTGCCCCCGCCGACCATCGGCCAGCCAATAATCGATCCCGCTCATTGCAGCGCCCCCCGCACCGCCCGCGCCACCTGCCGCGCGCTGCGCGCCAGCAGCCGCGCCTCGCTCTCGTTCCCGCGCCCCTGCACCGCGATGTTCACCCGCACGTCGCGCCCGCCGCCACCGCCCGGCACCACCTGCCCGCTCGCCGTCGGCACGAAGAGTTCCGGTCCGCGCTCGCCCACCATATAGGCCCGCCCCGGCGCCACCGGCCCGCCGGTCGCCCGCCCCGGCAGGCCCAGCGCGCTGGTCAGCAGCGACGCGCCCAGTTGCACCAGCCCGCCCCCGCTGCCACCGCCGCCGCCCACGGCCGACCGCAGCGAACTCGCCGCAATCTCGTCCAGCACCGACAGGGCGATCCGCCGCAGATCCTCGAAGCCGAACCTGCCGGTGCGCACCGCGCGCAACAGCCCCTGCTCGATCCGCCGCCCGGCCCGGTCGGCGCCATCGCCCAGCGGCCCTTCCAGCCCCGCCCGCATCGCCTCGACATCGCGGGCCAGCCCCTGCGTATCGGCCCGCACCCGCACCACCAATGTCTCGATGTCCTCGTCCATGGCGCTCCCCATTTTCTGATCTGGTCAGTCCGGCATCGCCTGCATCAGCCGCGCCAGCGCGCCCGCATCCACCCCGTCGACCGGCGCATCCTCGCCGCGCATCGCCGCCAGCACGGCGCGCAGTTCCGCCGGGGTGGCGCGCCAGAACTCGTCCGGCCGCCACCCCAGCAGCCAGCCGGCGATCCCCGCCAGCCGCCCCGCCCCTTCCGCAAAGCGCGTCATCGCCCCGCCAATATCTGTTGCAATATCGCCTTCAGCACCGGCGTCGCCCGCGCGAGGCCCGCCGCCAGCAGCGCCTCGCCCAGCGCCTCCCGGCTCACCACCTCGCGATCGACCAGACAATGCCAGAACAGCCCGACCAGTTCGGCCAGCGTCAGCTTCCCGTCCGCCGCCCGCTCGACCAGCGCGAACAGCGGCCCCAGTTCCTCCTCCGCCGCCACCAAAGCGGCAAAGCTCGGCCGCAGCGCCAGCGTCTCGCCGCCTAGGTCCAGCGCCGCTTCCCCCCGCACGGGGTTCACCGCCCCGCCGCTCATTCGCTCACCACCGCGCCGCTGCTTTCCAGGCTCAGCGCATAGTTGCGCTCGCCATTATAGTCGCCGGCATAGTCGAGCCGCGTCACCAGGAAGCGGCCGCGCATCCGCTCGCCGCTCTCGAAGCTCAGCTCATAATCTTCGATCGTGCCCGCCAGCGCATGATTGCGCACCCGGATTTCGGCCGCCGATCCGGTGAAGATGCCGGCCGCCGACACGCTGACCGATCGCACCCCCGCGCCCGACAGCAGCTCGCGCCAGCCGCCCGAATCCTTGCTGGTGATGTTGACCGCCTCGCCATTCACCGACAGCTGGGTGGTGCGCATCCCGGCCACCGTCTCATATGTTGCCGGGACGTTGCCATTTCCCACCTTCAACAGAAACGCACTTCCTTTTTCGACGCCCATGGCGCATTCTCCCGTCAGACAAAGCGTTCTAAAACGCGGATTAAAGGAGAGGTCTGATGCTCGTGGTTGCTCCCCTTGTGATGATGCTCGCGGCCGCGCCGTCGGCCGACGCCATCGGCGCCGCCCGCAAGGCTTTTGCCGGCTGCCTCTCGGCCCAGGTCCAGCCCTCGCTCGACAAGAAGGTGCCGCTCGGCGAATTTCAGGGTCAGCTCAAAAAGACCTGCGCCGACAAGGAAGCGGCCTTCCGCGCCGCGATCCTCGCGCAGGACAAGGCCGACGGCATGTCGGACAAGGATGCGCAGGCCGATGCCGACGATCAGGTGTCCGAATATGTCGACAAGATCATCGGCGAATATGAGGAATATAATAAGCCCGGCACCTGATCAGGCGCCGATAGCCTCGCGCACCACGCGCATGCGGTAATCCGCCACCGCCAGCCAGCCGCCTTCGCCGCGCGCGCCCGTCCGGGCGATCCGCGACCGCAACAGGCTGGCGGTGACGATCCGCCAGCCACTCGCCTGCGCCAGGCGGATGACCGGGTCGATCCGCGCCAGCAGCTCGCCCAGCCTTCCGGCCGTCTCCGCCATGTCATGCAGGCTGATCGACAGGCGCAGCTCGCGCCCCTCGACATCCTTCGCGCCCCAGTCGCTGCCCAGGCATTCGCCGACCACGCCATAGGGCGCGCTCGCCCGCGCCGGCACGCCGTCGAACAGACCGTTCAACCGGTCCATCAGGCCGCTGTCGGCCTTCAGCGCCGCGATCACCGCGCTGCGTATCGCCACCTCCGCGCTCATGCCCTGCTCCTTCCCGCCTCGCGCAGGCTGAGGTCCGCCATCCAGCGCGCCTTCAGCCCCGGCGCCGACGCCCGCACCGCCTCGCCCTCGATCGCCGCCGCCACGCCCTGTTCCTCCAGCGCATCGACGATCGCCGCCCGCCGCCGCGCCGCCCTTTCCTCCATCCGCCGCGTCAGTGTCACCCGCATGACATCGCCGGTCATGAGAGGCGCATCCGCCGCCACGGCCGCCACAGCGCGCTCACGACGGCCGGCGGCGCTGCGCCCTCGTCACCGCGCGCGACGAAATGCTCGGCCGCCAGCCGCATGATCCCCTGGCGCAGCGGTTCGGCCACGCCATTCAGGTCCGTCGCCATCCCCGCCTGATAGTCCACCGCCAGCCGGTCCCCCGGCCGCACCGCCCGCACCCAGCCATCGCCCGACGCATCGATGTCGATCGCATAGGCCTCGACCGGCAGCGGCGTGACTGCCCCCGCATCGTCCACCGCCGCAACCATGGTGATCGCCACCACCGGCCGCGCCGCCAGCCGATGCCAGCGCCCGTCCGCGGGCACCGTCTCGCGCGCACCGCGCCGGATCAGCCACTGGCCGACAAATTGCTCGCACAGCGCCGCCGCACCGCGCAGCAATCCCGCCAGCACCGCATCCTCGCCATCGCTCTCGATCCGCAGATAGGCTTTCAGCTCCGCCATCGACGCCGCCAGCCCCGCGCCATTGTCCGCTTCCGCCAGCATCAGCGCTCCTCCACCCGAAAGCCGATCGACCGCTCATCCACCTGCCCGTCGGACAGGGTGACGCGATTGGTCAGCCGATAGACATGGCCGGCAATCCCGCCGCTCAGCCGCACGCTGCTGCGCTGGTCCTCGAACGCGTTCGCCTCGACGGCCATGCCGCCCGCCTCCACCGGCGCCACGCTCCATGCGCTGGCGACGATCACCTGTCCGGCCAGATAGGCGGACCAGTCGATGCCATGATCGATCCGCGCCTGCGGATCCTTGATGTTCAGCCTCATGCCCTGTCGCTCCCCCTGTTCGCCTCCGGCCGCTCGGTACGCGCCGGCGTGCCTAACCGCGCGCTCTGCCCCGGCCGCATCCCCGCCGCCCATGCCCCGTCCCAGCGCACCACCGCGCCGCGCACATCGCCCAGCACCGCCGCGCCCAATGCCTCACCCGCCAGCATGGCCACCTCCCAGCACCAGCGCCTCGATCCGGTCGATCCGCCGCCGCTGCCACGCCGCCTCCAGCGCCAGACACTCCTCGTAGCGCAGCCCCCAACGCTCGCCCGCCGCGCGCGCCGGCCGGATCAGCATGCCCTCCCCGTCCCGCTCTTCCGCCTCCGCCGACCAGGCGTCATGGCACAGCAGCCCCAGCCGCACCGCCGCCCCCTCGCCCAGCCGCGCATCGATCGCATCGCGCACCGCCTGCGCCACCAGCCCGACATGCCAGCGCGCATCCTCGCCCTTGGCGGCCACCGCATCGGCGAAGCGGAACTGGCGCCACTGCACCTCGCCCCACGCGTCCAGCAGCGCCTCGGGCACCGCGCCGATATCGCATTTGGCCCGCGCGTCCGATGTGTTGATGGTGCCACTCGCGGCATGGATGACCGACCAGCGCTGGCTCGGCAGGCCCATCGTGCGCGCATTGTCGGTCAGCGGCGCCACATGGCCGTCGAACAGGCTGTTGCCGCTCGACCGCTGGACCTGCCACGCCGCGCCGATCGCCGTGCCGCTGTCGTCATGACGGTGCAGCACCAGGTCCGACCCGGCATTGCTGCCGCTTTCGGCCGCGTTCGACTTGCGCAGCGTCCAGCGCAGTCCGGTCCCGCTGCGCAGGCTGATGCCGGCATATTGGCCCGCCGCGCTGTCGATCGTCAGGGCCGCCGCTGCCGCGCCCTGGGCCAGCCCCAGCGTGCTCAGGCCGGTGACGCTGCCGCCGCTGATCTGCGCATTGGCGCTGGTCAGGCCCGGCGCGCTTACCCCGCTCGCCGACACCGTCATCCAGCTGCCCGTCGACAGATTGGCATTGGCGCCCACGCCAAAGGATGTGCCGTCCCGGTTGCCGATGAACAGCGCCCCGGCCGTCGTGCGAAATTCCATCACCGAATTGATGTTGCTCGTCGTCCGATCCGCCAGGAAGGATGTGGTGCCGCTCCCCTGCCGCGCCACCGTGCCATTGACGGTCAGCCCGCCGGTCATCGTCACCGCCCCGCTGGCCCGCGCAATGCTCAGCGGCATCGCCTTGTAGCTGCCATTGTCGGCATAGCTGGACAGGATGAAATCGCTGCCGGCATCGCCGCCGCTCTCCGCGCCACTGCCCCGGCCGATCATCCAGCGCGCGCTACCCGCCCCGAACGACAGGCCCGCCACCTGCCCCGGATCGGCAAGGATGCTGACCTGGGCGGCGCTCGCCTGGCCCAGCCGGCTCACGCCCAGCGCCATCAGCCCGGTCGCCGTGCCGCCGGCGATGGCGACATTGTCCGCCGCCTGGGTTGCGATGCTGCCAAGTTCCAGCGCAGCCCGCCCGGCCGCGGCATCGGCCCGCTCCAGCCAGCCGCGCCCGAACCCGGTGGTCGCCAGCCCCGCCAGCGCGTCCAGCCCCGCGCTCGCATCCTGCTTGCCCGCCAGCGCTTCGCGCAGCCCGTCGATCGCCGCCAGCCCATGGCCATGGCCCTCGACCGCCGCGATCCAGCCGCTGTGCAGCACCAGCCCGACCCGCTTCTCGCCCGGCGCGAAACTGACCGCCCCGCCCCCGGCCGACGACGCCATCGGTTCGCGCACCAGCCGCCCCTCGCCATCCAGCGTGCCGCTGCCCGCCTCCCACGCCGCCGGATCATCCACCCCGACGATCATGTAGGGAAAGCGCGCGCCCGCCCCCAGCGCATCGGCAAAGGCGCGGTAGCCCGCCAACGCCCCGCCCAGCAGCAATGGCCCATCGCCGACATCGAAACAGACCTCGCGCACCAGGTCCGCCATCACCCATTCGCTGATTGCCACGCCCCTCTCCCCCCACAAAGCAAAAAAGCCCCTCCCCTTCAGGGGAGGGGTTGGGGTGGGGGCTTTCCCCCACCCACAGCACCGTTACGAGGCGGAAAACTTCATCAATTTGATCGCCTCGCTGTTCGCCACCGCGCCGCCGATCCGCTTGACCGCGTAGAAATGGACGAACGGCTTGTTGCTGAACGGATCGCGCAGGATGCTGGTGTCGCTGCGTTCGGCGATGACATAGCCGGCCTGGAAATTGCCGAAGGCGATCGACAGGCTGTTCGCGGCGATATCGGGCATGTCCTCCGCCTCGACCACCGGATAGCCCAGCAAAGTCGCCGGCTGCCCGGCCGCCAGGCCTGGCTGCCAGATGAAGGCGCCATCGCTGGTCTTCATCTTGCGGATCGCCGCCAGCGTCGCCGAGTTCATCACGAAGCTCGCCCCCTGGCGATAGGGCGCGCGCAGGCTCTGGACCAGGTCAATGAGCTTGTCCTGCGGGTTGGTCGCGGCAAAGCCACCCGCCGCCCCCGACGCCACATATTGCAGCGATCCGAACGCGCGCACGCTGTCCGCCTCGCTGGTGGTGGTATAGGTCAGGAAGCCCTTGGGCTTGTTCGTCCCATTGCCGTTGACGAAGGCCGCGCCCTCCGCCACCGCGAACTCGCGGGCAATCTCGCCCGCCAGCCAGCCCTCGACATCGAATTGCGCGTCGTCGAGCATCGCCTGGCTCGCCGCCGGATTGGCGTAAAGCTCGCCCGATGGCGGCGCGATCTCGTTGAAGCTCGGCGTACCCGTCTCGGCCCGCGCGCCGGTCTCGCTCGCCCAGCCCGACACGATGCCGCCGGCGCTCACCAGCTTGCGATAGCCCGCCGTCCCGGTGCGCACGACATTGGCGATACCGCGGATCGGCGAAATCGCCTTCAGCGTCGCCCCGATCAACTGGTCGATCTCGCGCGGCACCGAATAGCCGCCCGCCGCCCCGCTGGCGCCGGAAAAGCTTTTCAGCTCCACCCCGGCTTCCAGTCCCTGCCGCAGATAGCGCTCGACAAAGGCGCCCCGCGCCGGGTCGACCTCGCCGCCTTTCACCCCATCGAGCGCCGGCCGCCCCAACTGCACCCGCATCGCCCCCAACTGCGCCTCCAGCGCCGCGATCCGCTCGCCCTGCGCCACCGCCTCGAAAGCGCCCTCCAGCCCGTCCGTCACCACTTCCGTCATAACCATCTCCCGCTTGCCAAAACGAAAAAGGGCGGCCCCAATGGGACCGCCGGAAAAGAACATCCTCGCCCCATCGGGGAGAGGATACGGAGCCTTGGCGGCCAAGCCGCCTAGGCGCAGTTGGAGAGGGGGAAGCGATCCGAATTGCCGCCGCCCCAAAATCACCTTAGCATCGCGCTATGTCCTGGTTTTCCCGCTATCGCACGCCCATCCAGCACATCGTTCGATCGCTGCTGTTCATGTCGATCGGTGCGTTGATCCTGCTTGCCTATATCGACTTCACCCAACCGGTCGTCAGCAGGCAGGTGCGCCATATCGGCGATGCCATCTACTGGATATTCCTGACGCTTATCTTGATTAAATCCTGGCTGGATCGCCATGATCAAACAGCACGCCCCGATCCCTCCCCGGCAATGAGCGGAACGATTACCGTCCTGCTCACCGGTGCAGCATTCGCTTTTGCCGTCAAAAAGAGCGCGGTCTTTGGTGGTGGGTTCGGCCCGATGATGATCGTCCTGGCCTGCACTCTTGGCGCCAGCATCCTCGTCTGGGTCTTCGCGTCCCGGCATAAGGAGAACATTGGTGAAGCCCGCTTCAACACGACCGGCGCCTGATCCCACGCCGATCGTCCAGACCATGAATCCCCTCACCCTCGCCACCCACGGCGCCCAGCACCACCCCGCCGCGCTGTCCCCCGCCGATCTCGCCACGATCCAAGCTGCTCTCGCTGATCTGCCGCCCGACCAGCCGGGCCTGCGCCTCGCCAGCCTGCCCGCGCTTGGTCTGTTGCTCGGCCCGACCGGCGCAATCGGCCGCCACGCCGCCGCGCATCAGGGCGCGGCCAGCCGCCCGGTCCGCGCCATCCTGTTCAACAAGAGCGCCACCACCAACTGGGCGCTGGGCTGGCATCAGGATCGCACCATCGCCGTGCGCCGGCGCATCGACGCGCCCGGCTTTGGCCCCTGGACGATGAAGTCCGGCATCCAGCATGTCGCCCCGCCCCAGCCGCTGCTCGACGCGATGGTCACGCTGCGCCTCCATCTCGATCCCGTCGATGCCGACAATGCCCCGCTGCTGATCGCGCCCGGCTCCCACCATCATGGCCGCGTCGCCGAAACCGATGTCGCCGCCCTCGTCGCAAGCTGCGGCATCCAGCCCTGCCTCGCGGCGCGGGGCGACATCTGGCTCTACGCCACGCCGATCCTCCACGCCTCCGACGCTGCCACCAACCCGCGCCACCGCCGCGTCCTGCAACTCGACTACAGCGCCGACCCGCTGCCCGGCGGCCTGGAATGGCTGGGGGTCTAGCGGCAAGCCACCGCCGCCCCGTCAACCGATCCCGTTGCTCAACCGGACGGCATTGCCAGATTGGTAAAGACGAACTCGCCGGAGGAACAGCCGACCATCGCCAATGGCTTGTCCCCCCGTTTGAACGGCAGGTGCTTTTCCACCGTCCCAAATTTGACGATCGCGTCGCCCTCCGTCAGCCTGAGCGAGAAAGGCACAGCGGTGCCGAGCGCCACCATGGCCAACGGCTTCCCCTCTTGGACTACGCCGTCAACCTTCAGAAAGGTGGTAAAGCTCACCTCCCCTTGCCGTGCATCTTCTGTCTCGGGCTTGTCCGCCAATAGCCTTATGGCGATCTGCTGCCGACCATCTGCGCTGGCGAGCGATATCAACGCAGTCGGCAGCCAGTCGCTGCTCCCATAAAGACGCCGTGCTTTAACTTCGCCCGTGATCGCGTAATCCGGCCCGTTCGCGACATTTTCCAGCTTGGAAAAATGCCCGCCGGGTGTGTCGCAATCATAAGTGAAAGTCTGCGCCGCACATGGCATGGCGACGAACCCGATCGCCGTACAAAGGATTGTTAGCGAAGCTTTTTTCAAAATTGTTCCCCCGATCAATGCGCGGCAATCATCTTATGTTTCCTCGGATCATCGATCGCAATGATTCGCGCCAGCGGCTGCATCGGGTGCGTGACCAGGCTCACCTCCACCAGTTCCAGCGCCAGCAATTCGCGCGGCACCGCGCCCCGCGCCGCCTTCACACGGTAACCAAAGCTCAGCCCGTCGACCGCGCCGGCCGCCAGCATCGCCGCCGCCTCGCGCCCGGCCGCGCTTGCCCGCGACACGCGGCCGATCACCCGCAGGCCGCGCCTGTCCTCGCGCGCCATCTCGATCCGACCGATCGGCGCGCCGGGCCGATGCTGCCACAGCAAGGGGACATGCGCCGCCGTCACCGCGCCGAACGCGCCCGGCCGCACCACATCGCCGCCCCGGTCCACCCGGTCGAAGATCGCGGCATAGCCGGCAAAGCGCAACGCGCCCGCATCCTCCCGCCCGCTCATCCCTTCACCAGCCCGATGAGCCCCATCTTCACCGCCATCCCCAGCAGCATCAGCGCCATGACGATCCGCACCGCCCAGCCGATCGCCGCCCCGCGCGCCGCCTTCTTCGCGTCGCGCCAGGCGCGCAGCAGCTCGCGCAATTCCCGCATGTCGGCCTCGGCCCGCCGGTCCTCCAGCCCCAGCCGCGCCAGCGCCCGCCCGGCGCCCAGTTCGCTCGCCTCCTCGATCAGCGCCCGGATCATCACGATGTCCCCCCGCCCCGGCAGCCCTGCGCCCTCGGCCTGCGCCACCAGCCGCGCCAGCATCTCCTCTTTCATGGTTCCGCCTTCCCTTGGGCGCCGCGCGCCCCTATCTGGGCCCGCATGAAGCGCACCCCTCGCAAATTGCTGATCGCCCTCGTCATCCTCGCGCTCGGCCTCATCGCCTGGCATTTCGGCCTGTTCCGCGCCGGCGACTGCCTGTTGCAGGGCGGCAGCTGGAACATGGACAACGGCTTCTGCCGCCTCGACAGCCTCGCCCGACCCCTGTGAAGTGGGTGTGAAGCGGGCGCTGCTTGGCGCGCTGCTGGTCCTGATCGCCGCCGCCCTCTGCCTCTGGCAAAGCGACTGGCTCGCGCAGGATCGCTGCCTCGACAGCGGCGGCCGCTGGACCGCGCAGGGCCATTGCCGCCATTAGAAAGCAGACAGGTTCACGCGGAGCCGCGAAGACGCGGAGAAGAGAAGAGAGCCGCCGCAGGCGGCAGCACAAAAATCTCCGCGCCTCCGCGTCTCCGCGCGAACCTCAAATCCCCAACATCGCCTTCTTCTCCTCGGCTGTCAGGAAATCCGCCCCCGCCACCCGCTCCCACAGCGCCGCGCGCTCGTCCGACAGCGCCGGCACCGCGTCCAGATCCGGCGCCAGGCTCAGCCCCGGCCACCAGCCCTGCAGTCCCTGCGCCAGTCCCGCGCCGATCTTGCCGACCAGCGGCAATATCGTCTGCCGCCACAGCGCCTTGTTCGCCTCGCGATAATTGGCGTAGCTATTGTCGCCCGGCAGCCCCATCAGCATCGGCGGCACGCCAAAGGCCAGCGCGATCTCCCGCGCAGCCGCGGCCTTCAATCCCACAAAGTCCATCTCGGCCGGCGACAGGCTCATCGCCCGCCAGTCGAGCCCGCCCTCCAGCAGCATCGGCCGCCCGGCATTGGCCGCGCCGCTGAACGCCGCCTCCATCTCGCGGCGCACCCGCTCAAACTGTTCCGGGCTCAGCACCGATCCGTCGCCCGGCGCATAGACCATCGCCCCCGAAGGCCGCGCCGCATTGTCGAGCAACGCCTTGTTCCACACCGTCGCGGCATTGTGGATCGCCACCGCCCCCGCCGCCGCGCCGACGCAGCCCAGGCCATAATGATCGTCGAGCGGATGGAGCGCGCGGATATGGAGCAGGCTGGTCCGCCCCGCGCCATCCTCAGGCGACAGCCGGGTCACGCTCTCGCCCACGCGATAGAGATAGGCGGCGGGCCATCCGCGCGCATCCGCCTCCACGCTCACCCGCTCGGGTCGCAGCGCGAACAGCTCGGCCGGCATCCCGTCCGCCCCCGCAATCACCTGGACATAGCCATTGCCGTGGAGCAGCACATGGCTCGCCAGCGTCTCGATCAGGCCCTGCCCCGCCGACGCCCGCGCCACCAGCGCCCCGATCCGCGCCGTCGCCGCACCATCCACCCCGCCGACCTTCAGCACGCACGCCCCCGCTCCTTCGGACACCAGCCGCATCGCCCGCTGCGCCACCGGATTGCCGATCACCCCGGCGCGCAGTTGCGCCTCATAGCTGGCCGGCCATTCGCCCAGCGCCACCGCGCCCGATCCCCAGGCCCGCGCCAGCACCGGCCGCCCGGCTTCCAGGGCCGCCGCCTTCGTTCCAAACCATTTCATCCGAACATCCCCCTATGCAAAAAATCCTCGCCCCTTCGGGGAGAGGATAGGGAAGGCCCGCGGCGCCAGCCGCCTGCCAAAAGCTGGAAAGCGGCGCCCAGCCGCCAACCGAAACCTGGAGAGGGGCGCGCCCTTGCGGACCGACCCGCCTTTACAAAAGCCAGGCAGCGATCAAATCTGCGCCCATGCCCCTTGCCCCGATCCTGCTCATACTCGCCCAGGCCAGCGGGCCGGTCGCCACGCCCCTCGTCCTGCCCACGACCCAGGATTATGCGCTCGTCGCCCTGCCGCCCGCATCGACCGGTGCCGCCACCGTCCGCATCACGCGCCGCACCGGCAGCGACCAGCTGGATTGCACCCCCTCGGCCATTGTCGGCGGCACCGCCATCGCCGTGGCAAGCTGCCGGCTCGCCATGATGAAGATGGGCTGGATGGCAGCGGTGAAGGACAGAAATGGTCAGGATGGGACGATCCCGGTCGTCCGCCTGTTCTGGGAGCCGGCACCATCGACTTTCCAGGGCGACATGGGCGGCGCCACGCCGATCGCCCTCGACGGCAAGGCGCCGATCGCAAGCGACCCGGACAAGGCAGCAACCGCGCTGCAAAGCGATTATACCGTCCGGCTCGACGCCACCGGCCGCCCCCGGTCCTGCCGCATCACCCAATCATCCGGCACGCGCCGATATGACGACACCGCCTGCCTCGTCGCGATGGGCCAGCGCTATCTGCCGGCGCTCGACGACCAGGGCCGACCAAGGGAAACCGAGGTAAAATCCTGGGTTCGGTTCACGGATCGATAAAGGGCCGGCGCCCCCTTCCGCTTCGGAGCATCCCCCTATGCAAAAAATCCTCGCCCCTTTGGGGAGAGGATAGGGAAGGTTGGCGGCGCCCAGCCGCCTACCGAAACTTGGAGAGGGGCAGTGGATCCGCCCAAAATATTGCCACCCTGTTTCCAGCGCCGCCCCACCCTGCTAATCAGTCGCAATATCCAAGCCAGAGACATGTCCCTATGACCGCGCCCTCGCCCCTCCTCACCCAGACCGACGACCAGATGCGCGCGCAGCTCGCCGCCTCGCCGGAAGCCGCTGCCGCGCTGATCCGCGCCGGCGCCGATGCCGGCCTGCCCGACGCCCAGGCCTATTATGGCCAGTTGCTGCTCGACGGTCAGGGCGTCGCCGCCAACCCGGCCGAAGCCTTCCGCCAGTTCGGCCTCGCCGCTGCCTCGGGCCATGTGATGGCGATCAACATGGTCGGCCGCTGCCATGAAAAGGGCTGGGGCACGCCGGTCGATCCGGTCGCGGCCGCCGCCTGCTATCGCCGCGCAGCCGAAGCTGGCCTCGACTGGGGCATGTATAATTGGGGCAGCGCGCTCGGCCTCGGCGCGGGCGTCGCAAAGGACGAAGCGGCCGCGCTCGGCTGGTTCCAGAAGGCTGCCGCCCTCGGCCATGCCAAGTCGATAAACTTCCTCGGCGCCTTTCATGAGGAAGGCCGCCTCCTCCCCCGCGACATGGACCGCGCGTCGGAATGCTATCGCATCGCGGCGGAGGGCGGCGATTTTCGCGGCCAGTTCAACCATGGCCGGCTGCTGGCCGACGCCGGCGACATCGCTGCCGCCACCCACTGGATGCAGACCGCCGCGACCAGCGCCACCCCCGCCTTCCGCACCATGATGCGCGACCATCTCGCCGCCTCGCCCCACGCCGCCCTGCGCGCACTGGCCGCCGGCCTCTGACCATATCCACGAAAAAGGGCGCGGAAATCCGCGCCCCTTTCGTCCGGCCTCAGGCCCGGATCATCTGTTCCGCCGCAGCACCTCGTCGCAGCGGGAATTGGTGCCCGATCCCTTGCCGATCAGCCGCCCCGCCGCCGCGCCACCGGCGCCGGCCAGCACCGTCTCGCCCACGCCGCCGCCGGCGATGATGCTCGCGCCCGCGCCCACGCCCGCGCCGATCGCGGTGCCCTTGTCGCGGCCCTTCTTGCCCTGGAGCAGGCAATAGCGCACATCGTCGCGGTCGCGCGGATAGGCCCGCGCGATGCGCGCCCGATCCTTGCTGTTCAGGCTTGCCGCCAGCACCGGGGTTGCGACCATCGTAACAGCGGCCACCGCCGCGATCATCCTGACCATCTTCATGTCCGTCACTCCTGATCGGTGCGAAACGAAGCAGGAGAGCGCCTTGTTCCGGCGCCCATCCTCCTTGTTCACAGCCCCATATAGGGGCCGTGACGGACCGCCGCCTATTGCGGTTAATCCCTATCCGGGCGCCATCAATCGATGCGCGAGATGAAGTCGGCGGCCGGGCGGCGCACCTTCTTCAGATTGACCAGCCAGTCGCCCTCGTCCGCGCGATAGCCCAGCGGCATCATCACCACCGATCGCAGCCCGCGCGCCCGCAGGTCCAGTATCTCGTCCAGCGCGGCCGGGTCAAAGCCCTCCATCGGCGTCGCGTCCACCTCTTCAAAGGCGGCGGCGGTCAGCGCGATGCCAAGGCCGACATAGGCCTGGCGTGCGGCATGCTCGAAATTGGTCTGGGCGTCGCGCTGCGGATAGGTGTTCAGCAGCATCTGGCGATAGGCTTCCCAGCCCTCGTTGCGGAAACCACGCTCGTCATTGACCAGGTCGAACATGCCGTTGATCCGGTCGGCGGTATAATTGTCCCAGGCGGCAAAGACGACCAGATGCGACGCATCGGTCACCTGCGCCTGGTCCCAGGCGATCGCCCGGATCTTGGCGCGCAATTCCTTGTTGGTGACGACGATCACCTCGAACTGCTGCAACCCGCTCGACGTCGGCGCCAGCCGCACCGCCTCCAGGATGCGCTCCACCTTGTCCTCGGCCACCACCTTGTCCGGGTTCATCTTCTTGGTGGCATAACGCCAGTTCAGACGGTCGATCAGCATGAGAAATCCTTATATTGCAACGGCGCCAGCCTAAGCCCGGCCCATGACGCTTCGATGTAGCGCCCACGCACACGGGAATAAAGGTCTCACATTGAAACCAAATATTGCCCCACCCATCCATGGCCTTTAGCCGGCAAGCCCCCTTATCCTCCCTCTTCGTCATCCCGGACTTGATCCGGGATCCATTCAGCGCTCGCGCTCGGGAATAGCGCAGAATGGATCCTGACTTCCGTCAGGATGACGATGACAGGGATTGGCAATAGGTCGCTGACGGTCGCAACCGCGAAGCCCCACAATTGGCCATCAGCCCGCGTCAGGTGCCGGTATCAGCATGATGGACAAGAAGATGGCGCAAAACGCCAAGGCCAATATCAGGCCGACTATCATCTGCTGCCGCACGGCGCGTTGATGGTCGTTTGAGACCGGATAAGTGATTGCCCTGGCCCCCAGAACAATGGCGGCGTCAGGCGCGGCAAAGAACAAAATGTCCCCCTTGGAAGCCGGCAGATTCGCAAGAGGTGAGAAAAACAGGCTGACGTTGAGCATCAGGGCAATCAGAAACGCGATCTTAGGCCATCGTTGCCCCGGATAATCGGCTCCCACCTGGATAACAAAGTACAGGCAGATGCATGCGCATGCGACCCGAAAAGTAAACGCAAACGGGATGCCAGCAGAATTTTCCAGACCGATCGCAATCGTCGCAAATGCGACGATGCTGACCAGGACTAAACAGAAGCGCAACAATCCGGATTTCAATGTTCGCCCTCACAGTCTCCGCGTCCGATGTCCGATGCATCAAAAGTCACAAGCCTGCAATCCACCGCCCCCCCCCCTCAAAGCCCCCTGACCCGCGCCTCGCCCTTCGTCCCCAGCATCAGTTCGCTCAGCCCCCAGACCAGCGCATCCGCCCGGTCCGGCGAACGCCCCGGCCCCACATAACCGCCCCCCGCCAGCAGCCCGCACATCTGGTCCTCCAGCTCGGGGAAGGCCCCGCGATGCGCCACCCGCCCGGCCTCGTAGAGCGCGGCCACCGGCTCGGCCCGCGCCGCCTTGCCCCGGCTGGCATGGACCAGCCGCAGCGGCAGCGTCTCCTGCGCCGCGCGCAGCACACTCGCCACCATGTCGCCGCCATTATTGGCCTCGGCCACCACCCGGTCGGCGCCATGGCCCTGCGCCGCCTGCGCCACCGCCCGCGCCCAGCCTTCGGGCGAGCAGCCCGCCACGCTCGCGTCCGCGATCACATAGCCGCGCCCATCCCCACCCAGCCCGACCACGACGATGCCGCACGCATCCCCTCCGGCGGTCGCCGGCGGATCGACCGCCACCACCACCCGCGCCAGCGCGCCCGGCACATGCCGCACCCGGCACGCCTCCAGCGCCGCGCGGGTCCACAGCGCCCCTTCCACCTCCTCGATCAACTCGCCATCCAGTTCCTGCCGCCCCAGCCGCGTGCCGCCATAAAGCCGCGTCACATCGTCGACGAAGCCGGCCGCCAGATGCGCTGCATTGTCCGCCGTCCGCCCCCGCGTCAGCACCACATCCGCGCCATCTCTTGCCACCAGCGCCCGCACCAGCGGCACCGGGCGCGGCGTCGTCGTCGCCACCACGCGGGGATCGCGGCCCAGCCGCATCGCCATCATCATATTGTCCCAGGCCGCCTGCCCGCCCGGCCATTTGCCGATTTCGTCGGCCCAGCCATGGCTGAACTGCGGCCCGCGCAGGCTTTCGGGCTCCGCCGCGCCGAACAGGCGCGCCTGCGCGCCATTGGGCCAGGTCAGCGTGCGCAGCGCCGGGGCATAGGCCGGCCTTGCCCACCAGGGCGCCACCGCCAGCAACCCGCTCGCCCCCTCCACCATCACGCTGCGCGCCTCGCCCAAAGTCGCGCCGACCAGCGCGATCCGCGCTTCGGGATCGCCCTCGGCAATGGCGCGCACCCATTCCGCCCCGGCCCGCGTCTTGCCGAAACCGCGCCCCGCCATCATCAGCCAGATGCGCCAGTCGCCCGCCGGCGCCAGTTGCGCCGGCCGCGCCAGGAAATGCCAGTCCCGCCCCAGCCGCTCGGCCGCATCGTCGCTCAGCCAGCGCGCCAGATCGGGCCAGGCCGCCGCCTGCTCGACCCAGTCGCAATCGGCCATCTGCATCCCCGCCCCCTCCGCTTCTTCGTCATTCCCGCGAAGGCGGGAATCCATCTCCCGACCATGCCTCACGCAGGAGCCGGCATTATGCAGCCGCCCGCCCCCCCCAAACAGCGCGCAACAAAAAGGCCGCCCGCAGGCGGCCTTTCCCAAACTCCGCGCGCCTCCGCGCGAACCACCAAATCCTACTTACGCGGCGCCATCCCGCCAAAGGTCACCAGGCTCTCCGCCCCGTCCTTGGCCACCGCCGCGACACCGATGAAATGATCGTCGACCACGATATCCTTCAGCACCGTCTGCGTGCCGCCGGTCACGACCCGGCTGTCGCTCCAGTCCTGCTTGTCCGCGCGCCGCCAATAGACCTTGTAGCTGACTGCCCCCGGCACCGCGTCCCAGAAGACCCGCGTGTCCATCGACAGCGCGCCATCGAGCGACACCGTCGCCGGCGCCGCCGGCGCATCGGCCAGTCGCCGCAAGGTCGCGACATTGAGCGCCGTCACCTTCGTCAGATAGGGAAAGTCCATGCCGTCGACCGTGTCGCCATAGACCCGGCCATTTTCGGTGCGCAGGTCCTGATGCTGCCGGTCATAATTCTCGATCCCCACCGAAAAGCGCACCGCCGGACAGCCCAGGTCCAGGAAGGGCGAATGGTCGCCGCCGCGCCCGAACCGGTCGAACCGCCGCACCGCCAGCACTTCCAGCCCGATCTTCGGGTCTGCCTGCGCGATGCCGTCGATCGCCTTGGCCAGCGCCCGCGACGGGCCGTCATCCTCGCCGCCGATCGCCCGGCGCGTCAGGTTTGCCTTGGCGTCGTCGCCCGCGCGAATGCCTTCGGAAAACACCCGCACGCGATCCGCAACCACTTGGCCATTCTGGCCCACCGTGTTGCCGACAATGTCATTGTTCAGCATCGCCCGCACATGCCAGCCGCGCGCCTTGGCCGTGCTGGCAAGCAACTTGCCGCCCCACAGCCCCTGTTCCTCGCCCGACAGCAGCGCATAGACGATCGTGCCGTTGAACTTCTGCCCGGCCAGCACCCGCGCCGCCTCGATCACCAGCGCCGTGCCCGACGCATTGTCATTGGCGCCCGGCGCATCGCTGGTGATGTTCATGACATCGGTCACGCGGCTGTCGATATGCCCCGCGACGATCACCACCTCGTTGGGATCACCCGTGCCCTTCTGGATCGCCAGCACATCGACCACCTCGACGCCATCGGGCGCGCGCGGCCCGGTGAAGCGATCCGCCACCGTCTCGACGGTCAGACAGCCGCCACAGCCCTTGCCGATCTTCTCGAACTCGGCCTTGCCCCAGGCCCGCGCCGCACCGATCCCGCGCCTGGGGTCGGTCGCGCTCGACAGCGTATGACGCGTGCCGAAGCTCACCAGCCTCTCCACCGTCGCCTTCAACCGCGCCGCATCGGGCGCGGACGGCGCGGCGGGTGCCGCCAGCACTGGGGTTGCCAGAGTGGAGGAGACAAGGGCCGAAGCGGCGGCGAGCAGGATGATCTTCTTCATGGGGCCAGTGTCTTACCCGCCCGCACCGCCCTGTAAAGCGGCGGCGCCCAACCGATCAGCGCGCGCCGCTTTCTGCCCGCCCGCGCGAAACCACCACCGCCATCAGTGGCAGCACCAGCATCGGCAGCGCCGCTATCGCCTTCGCCACCCATGGATGCGCGACCAGCCATCCCATCATCAGCGCGACCAGCGCCGTCCCACCCCAGAACAAGGTCCCGCACAAGGCCAGGCTGGCCAGGACGATCCCGATCCGCATCGTCATTCCTCCACCACCCGCTGCGCCGCGATCACCGCCGGATCGCTGTCGATCGCGTGCAGATAGGCGGTGCGCGCGGCGGTCCCGCGCTTCAGCTTCGCCAGCCCGCGCGCCTGGTCCTGCGTCAGCATGATCCGCACATAGCCGCGCTCGACCAGGCACTGGTCCAGCGCCGCCTGCAACTGCGCGCGCACGTCGCTGCGCGTCATCGCCTGATATTTCGCGCCGAAATTCGCCGTCCGCCGCGCCACATTGGCGTCGTCATGATGCATGCCGATATTCGCCGCCGCCATCAGCGGGCTGGCATCGCTATCGCCGCCATAGGTCCGCAGGATCATCGTCAGGTCGACCATGCTCAGTGCATCCAGCGCCTGCGCCGTCTCCGGTCGCACCGTCACCGCGCTGTCCCGCGTCGCCTCCGCGCAGGCCCCTGCATCGCCGGCATAGTCGGCCAGCGACACGCCCGCCTTGGCCCAGCTTGTCGGCGGCGCGGCGCGTGCGCCAGCGGGCAGCATCATCACCATCGGCGCCACCAGCATCAGCGCCATCCTGCTCCGGGTCACACGCCGCATCCTCGCCTCCTCAGCCCAATGCCGGTTCAGTGCCGCGCCTTCGCCCAGCGCCCGATCATCCAGATATGCAGCGCATGGATCGCCACCATGCCCGCCGCGATCGCCAGCAGCACCGGGATCACCAGCCCCTCCTGCCCGGCGCGCGGCGGCACCCACAAAGCCATCGCGCCCACGACCAGGATCAGCATCGTCCCCAGCACCGGCGTGAAGGCCAGCGCCACGGTCCGCGGCGCATGCCAGCTCACCGCCCCGGTCAGCGTCCATTGCATCGGCAGCCGGTCGATCGCCCGGAACCGCCGATCGGCGCGCACCGACAGCGCGATCATCGCCCCCACCGCCGCCAACAGGATCAGCCCAACCAGCATCGCCCGATCTCCAAAGCCCGATCTCCAAAACCGCGCGCCGATCCTACCAGAAGAACCGCGCACCAGCAAAAGCCCGCCGCACAAAGGGCAAGCCTCGACGATCTCCCGCCCTTGCTTCGCTACGCCCGCAATGACGATGCCGGGCTTTGGCGGCTAACGACCAGAAGCTGCCATCGTCACCTCAGCCTTGAGCCGAGGGGCCGCTTCTTTATCTGTTTCACAGAAAAGCGGGATGCCGGGTCAAGCCCGGCATGACGGATGTGGGTAGGGCGGCTTGCGACCATTTCTTGCCATTCCCATCCCTTGTTGATCTGCCAAAAAGCAGACACTCTTGCCCAGAACCGCCGGGTGGGTAACCAGGCGGTGAACTCATACATCGCGTTTTGAACTAGAGGCCTTTATAGAATGCGCGGCCGCCGATGACGGCAGCGATCCACAGGCTGATGCCGACGAGGCCTTTTACAATGCCCCAGACCGATTGGGCGTGAGCATTGAATAGGAGTATTCCTCCAATGATCGCTGCAAGTCCCACCAATGCAAACACCGACTTTGCAGCGATCAGGTCATCGTTGAATGGTTCTGCCAT